GCTTGAGGTGAAAGTACTGATGTTGAACTAATAGTTCTCCACTCAGCATATCTATATGATCCATCTGAATCGGTATTACTCATACCTGGTTTTACTGAGTGTTTAACAATATTTTTATCTGTTCTTTCTGCAGATGATAAATCCAATGCTTTAGTTTGTGCTGTAGGATCATCAATTAATGTTGCATCTAAGAAGTAAATCTCTGCGGCTCTGAAACCTGCAAATGTTCTACCAGTCTCTGTTTGTTTATTGATTATCTCAATAACAAGACCATCAAAATGTTGATCGGTATCTGTGCCAGTTCTTACTACAATATTTCTACCATCTGAATCATCATTTGTTGGTAGATAAATTCTCTTACCAAATAGATCAGAGTCATGCTCTGAATCATACATTACTGATATGAACTTATAGCCTGTTCCTCTAGGAGAACCATCTGAATCTGAATCATATCTACCCATGAGACCTGAACCCATAGAGTTTCTTTGAATTGCTGTTCCTTTTCTACCTGCTCTTGTTTTATAATCAGAATCATTTAATAAGTTTACAATTTTTCTTGCAACACCAGCTTCTGAATCTCCAACATTAATGTTTAATACTTTATCATCTGAATCGGCAGCTGTTTGATTTACTAATGCACCGTAAGGAACTGAGAATTCTGAATCTGGATTACCTGTGAATGTGCCTCTTCTGTTGAATACAACTTCCATGTGATGGGTTTCTGAATCAACAGCATCAAATCTTGGTGTTTTATTACTATTATCTTCTAACCATAATGAACCGTTAGTAATATCAAATGCAGGTGGTGTAGCACTTACAACTGCAACCGCATTAAGTGCAATAATCTCATCAACACCGGTAAATGCAGCTGGTCTTAATTTGAATCTATTATTTTCTGTAGCATTTACTTGACCAGGAGCTGTTTGATCTGAATCAACAGTTCCAATATTACCGACCACATTCTTTAGAATAAGAGAATTTCTTGCAAAGATAGGTGAGTTTGAAATAGTATCAATACCGAATGTAGAAGTATCCATGATCTCACCAGTAGCGGCAATTCTTGGTTTTGTTTCATCTAAGTAGAAGAATGTGACTTCAACTCTTTTTGCAAAGTCTGAATCATTCTCTGAATCTCTCTTTAAGAAATTAGTATCTGAATCTTGTGGTACAAACTTAAATAATGGCGTGATTGAATTATCAATAGTCTTAGTAAATTTATCAGAAGCTTCTACTGTAATTTTTTTATCACCACCATAAATGTATACAATATCTGGACTTGTTCTATCAACTTCAGCTTTAATCTTAGCATCCATTGCGGCTAGTGCTGATGAACTATTTACAGCACTTGAAATTCTTGTTGCTATTTCTGTTGAACTTAAATCTGAATCAATATTGAAAGATACTTCTACAATACCACCACCAAATTTAGAACCAGAAACTGCATTAACAGGAGTACCATCAGAATCTGCGGTACCATCAGAATCATGAAGCAATAACTTTAACTTATCTGATTGAGCTCTATCACAAAAAGCTTTGAAAACTGGTATATGACGAATCATATAAGCTTTACCATCACCATTAGTAATAGTACCATCTCTGTTTGCAGCTGATGATGCTAATGTATTTGTACCATCAGAATCTGTCATGGTTATAGCATAAGCATCTGAATCTCTTGTATAGTTTAGTGCTTCATCAGAATCTAAAAATCCATGTTGTCTAATTTTAATTTTAACTGATAAACCAGCTTGATCTGAATCTAAAATTCTTCTTGAAATAACTTTAATTTGACCACCATTTTGAATCTGTTGACCAAATGGTTGAAATCCTGGAAGACGATATTTAACACCACTTCTTAATATTTTACCTACTTCTAAAACATCTGATTTACCATCAGAGTCACGAGAAACAGTAGGACGTTTTGTATAAATCTTTCTTGTAGAAAGGTTAATGGCTATCTCACCTTGTTCTATCTGATCTGTGGTTGGTTGACCTTCAGCATTCAATCCTGTTGATAAAGATCTTCTGTGTTGATATGTTGGTCTGCCGTTATTAAAATTAATAGTCATTTATTATCCTAAAGTTATAATCTTTGCTTGTCCTTTAAATTTTGTTTGTGAAAATACAATTGCATTTCCTTCATTATCCATAACTGTTGTGACATCAACTGGAATAAACATCTTATCAACATCATTGAATCCAGTATAACCATCAGCACCATAGCTATTTGTATTTGTATAGGAACCAGGTTGTGCGCTATCTGAGTCTGCACCTTGAGTACCCCATACCGTTTTAAATCTTGAAACTTTATCAGAATCAGTATTACTTGCACCCATTTCAGAATCAATTGAGTTATAAAGTTGTGATCTAATAAATTCTAGTACTTCATTATTTATAGTAGTTTTGTTTCCATCTTGCATTACAGCTTTATAGATCTTAACATCCATTACAGATTGTAAACTTTCAAACTCTCTACTAAATGTTGTATCAGCAAACGAATATCTTGTTATTGGTAGCATATATCTACCAGATGGAACTTCTGTGACACCGCCAATTGTGAAATTAGCAGTTGTTTGATGCCAATCATCTGAATCAAATATATCTGTATAGATTTTTAAATTATCTGAATCTCTTGCTGATGCTCTTATATTATGTCTTACAAATACCCAACCAATATCATGGCCAGAATATGTAAACTCATATATAGAATGATTTGAATTTAGTTCAATAGAAGACTTAATACCGTATGAACCAAGTTCACCAGCATAACTTACACCATAACCTAATGAACGTTGAGAAAATACTGCACCTTCTGAATCAAATGGAATACTAAATGCTGATGCATTTTGAAATGTACCATCAATGTCTCTTACAAATGTGTGTTTATTTTGTGGTGCTACAACGTTATTTGAATTGTTTTTCCATTCAGCTCTTTGATCTGAATCTTTGAATCTAAATGGTGTTGTCCATATTGACATTGACCTACCATTTGAGAAAGAACCTCTTGATTCTCTTATTTTAATTACATCACCAGCTTGTGCAATAGGTAATACTACGTGAGCAGTTCTATTTACATCTACACCAGAAACATCAACATCGATAGTTTCTCCTCTTGATGCAAAATAAAATTCTGAATCTAAATATAAATCTGGAATACCATCATTATCTGAATCAGCATCGATTCTCCAACCTCTTGTTTGATCTAGTAATTTAAAACCAGTTGTGTAATCTGAATCTCTATTGGCGTTTACAGTTCTAAAAGAGATGTTGAGGTATTTTCCCGCAGGATGTAATTCACCAACTCTATATTCAAACTCACCAAATCTTCTACGATAACCATAGAAAGGTTTGTCTATATCTTGACCAATCGGATTGTCACCGAATTTACTATAAACATCTGAAAGCAAATCATTTATCTTTGCTCCACCTTTTCTTGCCGAGTCTCCTGTTCCTGAGTCGGGTGATATACCTAAGTTGATTAAATCTTTTGTGGCCATGATTTATTTATTCCATTAGAGGTTGAAATCTCGTACTAATAATACTCTTAATCCATCAGAGTCTGTTAAGTTTGTAATACTTGGACTAACTTTCGAGTCACTGTCATATATACCTTCAGAGTCATTTTTCTGAAGCACAGCATAACCTACATCAGCTCCCATAAGATCACTATCACTTCTTCTTAATAGGTTAAGATCTTGTCTATCAGAATCTGTTGCATTTCCAGGAGTAGCAACTATTGCTCTTGAATCTAAGATTACTTTTGTTGCTGCAATCGGTCCATGGAACCAAGTTTTTGTTTCAAATTCTAGTGTCCATTCTACGGTTCTTCTTGTATTAATATCTCCTGTCCAATCATCTGTCCATGTGACTGATGTAAGTTGGAACGGCATGTCAAATGCATTTGTAGGTGTTGGTGTATTAGTATCTGCATCAGCAGGAAAATGTCTTACTTTGACAGTATAAGCTGGGTTAAAGAATGGTACAATCTGTTCTATAATTTGCCATCCATCATTCAATGTCTTTGTTTCAATATGTAATGTATATGATAAAGTGTATGGTGTAGGCATATTAGCCTTTTGTCTTGGATAAGCTAAACTATCTGGAGATCTAAATACATTTGGTTTGTTGTTTAATTTTCTATTTGAATCATAAACCATTGCAACAAACTCATAAGACATTCTTGGTAATAGTTTTTCAAACATCTCTTCAGTTGGTCTTAAACCTTTTTGAGCTTCCAACCATTTTTGTCTTGGACCATAAGAAATAGGAACAGGTAATAGTTTACCATCACGTCTTTTGATAACGATGTTGTTGAATAAACTACCGAAGACCGCAGTTGCAGTCTTAACAGTTTCGTGATAAAAGTGAGTTCCTAACATTAGATATTATCCAAATTCCTTATTCCTGGTTGACCAAAAGCTCTCGCTGTATAGTCATCTGTTATTGTTTTCGGTGTTTCTCTTACTACACCATTATTATCATAGACTTCTTGACTTTCTGCTCTTTGTTCAATTTCAGTATTAGAAGCCCAAGAGTCAGTAATTAAATCACTATCAGTTATGTCAATAGCTTTAGTTTCTGAATCAGTAAATGTAATTCCTGTTGCCGCTTGCGTGACTATTTCGTCTGTAGTACTTGTAGCTGAACCTGTATTACTATATGTAATAGCAGTTGGATTGAAGTACAAGTCTTCTCCAGATAATTCGAATAGTTTAGCGTGTATCTTATATTGATAGTTATTTCCTAATTGAAAGAAAGCACCATCATGATATGTGGTCACACGAGTAATTTCAAAGACTTTTGGTACATACTGACTTTTGTTTTGTGCAGATCTACCAAATGGTATTACAATAAGATCACCTTCAAGTGGTCTTGTTCTTGCAAATTTTGAAAGTAATTTTTGATATTGATCAGAATCAGAATCATTAGAAGCAGATTCACCTCCTGTAGCAAAACCATCTGAATCAGTAAGTCTTTGTTTAAGTACTGTTCTATAATCAGAATCTTTTTGTGTAAAATTATTAATTGCAACAGACATTATAACTTCTTCTCTGAACTCCATACCATAAAGAGTCATAGTATCTCCTTCACCTTCAAATCCAGCAGAAGCTACGAGAAGCATATCTATTTGATAACCAGAATCAAAGTGAGATTCAGGTCTTTCATTCCAAACATTATCAGTATAATCAGATGCTCTTGGCATATAACGTATTGTTATACCATTAACATTAATTGATTCTCTAATAAGGTTCTGCATTGTTCTCTGTTCATTTGTAGAGAAACGTGATGAAGCACCAAATTGATTTATGTATCCATCGATGAATGTGTTTTGTACGCCTGATTTAATGGCATAAGATTTATTGATTGCTTGTATTGATCGGTTTAGATTTTCACCGAAATCGGAATCGTTATCTGAATCTCCACCAAATCCGGTTGGTGCGATTGTGAATCCTGCAAAGTTGTTTCTTACTGTTGACATCTGTGCTCATTATCCATAGAATCCTGCATCGTATCCAATCCTTACTTGTCTGGCTACTAATTCAGCAAAGCCATCTTCTATATTACTAGCACTGATTCTGAAAGATGAGGATGTTAAACCTTGAACATCATTAAAGTCTTGATATAATTTTTTTTGATCTGCTGAGCTTAGTTTACTTTTTTGAGTACCTGCACTTAATCTTTCTAATGCACCATCAAAATCAAGACCAACTTGATCTAAGGCAAACTCAGTTTGTACTTTTAATAAACCATCAGCGCCTACTTTTAAGAATGCTGGTGCGTTTACACTGTATTCATTATTTTTTAGTCTTACTGTATTAATATCAATACGACCGTGTGGATTAGATCTTGCATATCTGTCAACAAATGACTGTCTACTTCTAGGAGATATTTGATCTGTAAGGAGTAATGTATCACCAGGTTTTAGACCAGCAAATGTATCACTATCAAATCCTGTGTTTGCATTTCCTAAATTTGTATGTACACCATCAGAATCCCATCTTAAATCATCACAACTCTTGACACCTAAAATTCTAAAGTCAGAGTCACCTACTGGTGTTTCAAATCTTTTAACACGTAAGTCTTTATCAGAGTCAGCTCGATAAACTGCTTCCATAAAGTTTCCAATTTTAATAAATGCTGTTCTTAATGGATCACCTGTGTTTGAATTAGGTGAAGAACCAATATTAATTCTAACATTGTTTTTTACAATTCTGCTAGCATCATTAAATGGTAAAGTACCTGAATCTATATTAACTGGAGCAATACCTACTTCAGTATCAGAATCCTGAAATCCAAAATTTGGTACTAGTATATCTCTTAAATTAGCCATCAAGCTTCTCCAATATGTTTATAATTTTATCCATCTTTTTTTCTAGTGTTGTTAATCTTTTTTCATTTTCATGTTCTTCAGCAATTTTCTTTTTGTACTCAATAACATCTTGTCTATTAGTATTTAATAGAGCAC